TGCAGCGTCTTGACCAACAGAGGTCAAGTTAATAATAGTTGTTCCTTGAAGATATCCAATACCTCTATTAACAATAGTGATACCAGTAACTCTACCTGCATTCTCACCATCAACGTCAATAGTTGCTCTTGCAACAGCACCAAAACCATCCCCTTGAATACCAATCTCAGGAGCAGTGGTATAACCAAATCCTGCAGAAATAATAGCGATTGATATAATACGACCGTTTTGTACAATTGCTTGTGCAACAGCACCTGATCCAGAACTTAATACAACACTAGGTTTAGATGTATATGAAGCACCACCACTTGTTACAGCAATAGATTGAATCGGACCTCTAACGTTTGCTGTTCCTGTTGCACCTGCTCCTCCTCCACCAACAATAGTGATTGAAGGTTGTGATGTATATCCTGTTCCTCCATCATTGATTAGAATTCTAGATACAATACCTTTAGTGATAATTGCGGTTGCAGCAGCACCAGAACCTCCTCCACCAACTATAGAAACTAGAGGAGAAGATGTATACCCAGAACCGCTTGCTGTGACTGTGATCTCAGAGATTGATCCATTGACAACAACAGATGCAGTTGCTCCAGTTCCACTACCACCAGAAATAGTAATAGTTGGAGGGAATGCAGCATCATATCCTGTACCTGCATTTGTAATACCAATAGAAGTAACAGCACCAAATGTCTTCTTAACACTAGACTTGTAAGACCAAATTGAAACACCATTTACCCAAGTTCCAATCGGACCAGGACTAATAGCATCTTTTGTAGATATAGTAACAGGAGCAAGAGGAAATCTGTTTAATTTACGTTGGTTGCCTGGTAATAGTGCAGAACCAGGAAATGGTCCTATAATATAGTTTGGAATACCTGTAGATGCAACGTAAACGTGATTAGTATTGAAGAAAGAGTTTTGAACGTTAGTTGTATAAGGTCCTATAGCATTTAATACAGGTGTATCATTTGACTTACCTTTATTCAAGTCAACAGATACAAGAATATTTCCTTGAGGAACAACTGTTGCAGGTTGTGGTAAATTATATTGGAATACTGTTGTACTATCTCTAGATGTTACTTCAAACGTTCCGTTGAACAAAATTGGGTTAGCACCATAAATGGTAACTTGATCTCCAACTAAAAGACCATGTGCATTGGAACAAGTAACAGTTGCAGATTGATTATTAACACCACCGTATGAAATACTGGTTACTGAAATTAATTTTTTAACATTATACAACCAAGTTGTTAACTCAGGAGAAATTCCTGTTCCACCCAACTTAGAAACTGATAATTTATCGCCTGGTAGATAATATGAACCAGTATCAGTCAATGTTGTCTGTTGTGCATCAACAATACCAACAACATTTAAAACAACCTCTTGGGTAGTTCCTTTATTGACAAAAACTTGAAAATTAGATGTTAATTCTGTAGCAGAATCCCAATCTTCAACAATACCGTTTGTAGAACGAGTACACTCAATAAACTGGTTTAATGACTTCTCTTTATATTGAACTACCTCACTTGCACCAATAATAAACTCACCGTTTCTCTCTGGCCAACCTATAGTGGAGTCAACTGTAATAATAGATTCAGTTGTATTAAGAGGTTCTGCTAATTTTGTTTTATAAGGAACAACAAAGGTTCCAACAATAGTTTCTTCTGATAATACTAATTCAAAAATTTCTACATCAGAAGTTTTAATTGAAATATAATTTTCAACCAAAGCACTCGCTGCTAAGATACTTGGATCTGCAATATCTGCATCTTGAGTCAATAAACCATCTCTGATGTTAACAGGATTTCCGCTAACCAAAGTTGCACGCAAAATGGTATCAATAGACCATGTTGCAGCAGATGGTTTGATAATTTGGTCTTTAGGGTAAGATATACTAACTTGCTCACCATAAAGCAATTTGAAAAGATAACTGATACTGAAAGATGTTCCTTTTGCAGTATAGAAATCTTTTATAGTTTTAATTGCTGTTCTAACATCAATTTTCTTATAATCAAGTTCTGGAACGTCAGGTAAATATTGTTCTGTATATTTGTCTAATAATCTCTTAACAAATAGTGCATCCAGACATTTTACAGGTGCATCTATAGCACCAGTTGCTGCAACAGTGTTATTTGTGAATACTGCATTACCATCTTCTGTATATGAAGTAACTCCACTTGCTGCTCTAGCACAACCAATAAATTTTGCTTTACTATATCCCTTTCCTTTCTGATTTACTGTAAAACCAGTAACTTCGTTCAAACCAATCTCAGCAGATGCTTTTGCTTCTGGAGGACTTTGAATTATTACTTGAGGTGGTGTAGCAGAACTATATCCAGTTCCAAATGCAGTTACGTTAATATCAGTAATTTGACCATTAAAAATAGAAGCAGTTGCAGTTGCTCCAGATCCACCTGAGAATTTTCCTTGAGCATCAGTTCTATTGTCTACAATATAAACAGATGGGATATCATCAAATCCACTACCACCATTTAAAAGTTCAATTCTAATAACTCTTCCATCAGTATCAACTGTAGTTTCAAGAACTTGAGCACCTACAGGATCTATTACAGCAATTCTAGGAGTAGTTGTATATCCTTGACCTGCGTTAAGAATATTAATTGATGTGATTACACCATTAGTTAAAACTGCTTGTAGAGCTGCCTTAATAGAATTAGTTCCAGTAGGTTCATCGATGTAAATGGTAGGAACAGTAGTATATCCAAATCCACCGTCAGTAATAGGAATAGTGCCTGATACTTGACCGTTTACAAGAGGACAGGTGCCTAGTACAGCACCGCCTGGTTGCCTAAAAGTGATTCTAGGGGTAAATGTATACCCAGAACCAGAAGTTGTTATTTCTACTCCAGAAACTGCACCATTAGTAACAGTTGCTTTCAATACTGCTGCTGAAGAACCTGGTTTTGTTGGAGTTTGAACTTGAGCAACAGGAGGGTTGGTATCACTATAACCTTTACCACCATCAATTAAGGATAGTGATTTAATACCGTTAACTAAACTACTTACAGATGCACCGCTACCTTCATCAGAGTTTACGGATACTTGAGGAGGATATTCAAATCTATAATTACTACCACTCGCATTTATAGAAACGCTAGTTAACTGTCCAGCATTATCAACACGGGAATATCCAATAGCACCAGAACCAAATGAAGGTATAGGTGCTTCAATAGAGTATAAAGATAGAAAGCGACCATTTAAAGGTGCAGTCAAAAAGATAAACTGATCACCATCAAGGAAAAAGTCAACTTTTGGAACTAAAAGGCGATTATCGTAAACTGCAAGAATATATTCATCTGCAACTGGTTCATATCTAACACCATTTCTAGTCACAGTAAATTGTGTCTTACCACCACCAAATGAGGTTGATAAATTATCAATACCTACAATTGTATTCTCTACAAAACCACTTAAGTACGTAATATAAGTTGAAGAAGAATCATCTGCAGGAATTCTTGTTCTTGGTGCAGTAGTAAAGGTAATTTGTGTTCCAGAAACTGTATAATCAATGTTTGGAACTAATACTTGACCATATACAGAAACAATAAGGTGTTGTGCTGAAGGTGCAGCAACAGGACTGTCCTGAGATGTTAAACCAAAGGTAACTGTTGATCCATCAAATGAATCAATAGGACTTGCAAGTGTAGTCCACTTTAATTTTACCTGTTCGTATGAAATACCAGGACTTAACGCAATATTTGGTGCGTGACTGGTTTTTTCGTAATATATTACCTCGTTACCAATTAATACTGATCCATCGTTCTCTAAAAACTGATCAACACTCTCTACAACAATTTCATCATCGGTTGCTGTGAAAGATTCTACAACTTTTGTAGCACCATCCAATACATCGATGTTAAGTTTATCGATATCGAGGTATTGTAAAAATTCGTTGACAATATTTTGCCCTAGACCCGTCTTCTCTTGAGAACGGTAGTAATACTCAATAAATTTATTGAATAATGGATACTCGTTCTCAATAAAAGCAGGTGATTGTTTCGCAATCGACTGTGATACTTTATTGATATTCATCTACGCTTAGAAACAGGATGTATCGGTTAAGTTGCCAGCGTTTCCAATATCTCCTACAGTTAAAGTTGTAGGTGTAGTATTGAATACCGCAGGTGTCAAACTATTTAGTGGGATAGTAGGAGGTGGAGTAGAACCAAGTGGAACTACTGTTACTTCTGGACTGATAATGTTAATAATTGTACCTGGTGTTGAAGCAGGTATAGTTGATACGTTAGCAGGTATAAACAGAACAGGAATTGCCAAATCAGTTGGTAACACTGTTGCGTCAGTAACAGAACCTGCACCAGTTGTAGTATTTGTAATTGATATACCTGCTATTGGAAGATTTACACCTGCACCAATAATAGATACAGGACCAAAACATACTTCACCAGTTGTGTAATTTACTGTACCAGCATTATCGTTCGTATATACCTTTTTGTTACCAGTATTATAGAAAGTTCTTAAATTACCAAATCCATCATCTTCAAATTGTTGATCAACACCAGGTCTATCAGAGGTTCTAAATGTTCCAGATAGAAGAACTGGTTCTTTCTTACAAGTTCCATCATTATTACTAGGATTACTATCATATAATGAACCACCAGTAGCAATACAATAAGTATTAGTTTGGTTAGTGGTTGGTCTAATGTATCTTAGTAGTGAAAGTTGCGTTGATACATCAGTAACAGAGTTATCTGATAAAGCAACTGCCTTTTCAAAGTCTCCAGATCTAAATGTAGAGTTGAAGTTGTTAATTTGAGTTTGTGTTGCCCAATCAGCAATACCATTCTGTATATTTGTCTTAATATCAGAAGTATTGGTTGCAGTAGCAGTATTGTACTGTGCATACACTTTTAAGTAAATATAAATGTCTTCTGGATCAATAACAACGGGATCAATAGATGCCATTGCGTATTTTCTTAAATCTGCAGAAATAGTTTTCTTAGTTGCATCATTTAGAAGAGATCCTGTCTTAGTTTTAATTGCAATATAAACTTTTCCATATACAGGAGGGTTTAA